CATTGAATATTCGTATTATGTAAATCTTATTATTAGCTAATAAAAAAAGGAAACGATTATGGCTCTTTTTACCCCATCAGCGTCTCCCAGCATTACAGTTAAAGAAATTGACTTAACGGGTGTTGTCCCTTCAGTCACTACTTCAACGGGTGCTTATGTAGGAGATTTTTCTTGGGGTCCTGTCCATCAACCAACACTCGTGGATAACGAGGCAACGTTGGTATCGACGTTCGGGTCTCCAAGTACAACAAACGCAGTAGACTTTTTGTCTGCCGCAAACTTTTTACAGTATTCAACCAGTCTTTATGTATCACGTACAGTAGACGATACTGCTAACACGGGCGCGTTAAACGCATATGATTCAGATGAAGTAGGTGTTTTGGTAAACAAACCATTGGTTAAAAATGCCGATGATTTTGATATTCAAAACACAGCAGCTGGTCTCAAAGAGGCAGCCAAAAACCACACTTTCATCGCAAAGTATCCTGGTGTTGCCGGTAATAGTCTTCGCGTAGAACTTTGTCCTGCAAAAGACAACGATACGACACAATTCGATGGTTGGGCATACGCTTCATATTTTGATGCGGCTCCTGATACATCGCAATACGTTGCTGACGCAGGCGGTGCTCAAGACGAAGTTCACGTAGTAGTAATTGATGAACTTGGTCTATTGTCTGGTACAATTGGTGCTGTTCTTGAAACTTTCCCATACCTGTCATTTGCTACAGATGGAAAGACTAACGATGGTACCAATAACCACGTTATTGATGTTATCAACAACCGTTCAAATTATATTTGGGCAATCAGTCTTAACAAACATGATGAAGACCCAGCTGAGAATTATAACTTCACATCGACTGCGGCCGGTGCGAATAGTCTGGGAACAGATTTCGAACCGACAACTTTCAGTATCAAGGGTTTCTCTCTTGGTGGAGGGACTAATGGTCCGGCAATTGGTCAAGCAGACATTCTTCAGGGTTTTGATGAGTTTGAAAGCAAAGAAAATATTCAGGTCGATTTTTTGATTGCACCTGGAATGGCAGACGCTACTTCTCAGAAAACTGTTGTAGCTGACCTTGTTGCTACTGCCGCAAGTTTGCGTAAAGATTGTGTGGTTGTTACATCACCAAGTCGTGCATCAGTTATTGGTTTAACTGCTGCTGCAGCGACTACAGCTGTCAAGAATGAAATTGAACAGTCTGGTTATTCTGCATCATCATATCTCGTAGTTGACAACAACTATCTGAAGGTATATGATAAGTATAACGATCAGTATGTGTTCATTCCCGCTGCTCCAGCAACTGCTGGTTTGATGGCAGCGACTGACGCTGTTGCTGCACCGTGGTTCTCACCCGCTGGTCAAAGAAGGGGTCAATATTTCGGAGTCACTTCCTTAGCTTATTCAGCTAGTAAGGCACAAAGAGATACATTATACAAAGTTGGAGTTAATCCGATTGTTAACTTGCCTGGCCAGGGCATCGTTCTTTTTGGTGATAAGACCAGAGAGACTCGTCCATCAGCATTTGATCGTATTAACGTCCGTCGATTGTTCCTCGCAATTGAAAGGTCAATCGAACGTGCTGCAAGAAATGTAATGTTTGAATTCAACGACGAATTCACACGTGCAGAATTTGTTAATATCGTAGAACCGTTCCTGAGAGAAATTCAGGGTCGAAGAGGTATTACAGACTTCCGTGTGGTTTGTGACGAAACAAACAATACTGCTGCAGTAATTGACCGTAACGAGTTTGTTTGTTCAGTGTTTGTCAAACCCGCTCGTTCAATCAACTTCATTACTCTTAACTTCGTTGCAGTTCGCACTGGGGTTGATTTCAGTGAAGTAGTTGGTACGGTTTAAGCACAACCATAAGGAGAAATTAAATGGCAATTTTAGGAGTCGATGACTTTAAGTCAAAGCTGAGAGGTGGTGGTGCTAGGCCGAATCTGTTCCAAGCAACCGTCAACTTCCCAGGTTACGCAGGAGGCGATGTTGAATTAACATCTTTCTTGTGTGAAGCTGCTCAATTACCTGGTTCGGTTATGGGTCTGGTAACAGTCCCATTCCGTGGCCGTCAGTTAAAAATTGCTGGCGACAGGACTTTTGAGCCTTGGACAGTAACAGTAATCAACGATACTGATTTCGCAGTACGTGATGCTATGGAACGATGGATGAACGGCATGAACGCTCATTCTGCAAACACTGGTTTGGTTAATCCAATCGATTATCAAGCTGACCTCTTTGTAGATCAGTTAGATAAAGATGGAACAACAATCAAGCGTTACAACTTCCGTGGTTGTTTCCCAACCAATGTTGCACCAATAGACCTTTCATATGCAACAGAAAATGAGATTGAAAGATTCACAGTAGAATTCCAGATTCAATACTGGGAGTCAAATACGACATCTTAAATCTCTACTAAATAATCGGGACTCCTTCGGGAGTCCCTTTATTTTATTTTTTTGGACACAAATATGGCAGACGATAGCATCTTTAAATTATTTGGTTTTGAATTACGCAGAACACAAACTCAGAAGAAAGAGCAACTTCCTTCTATTGTTCCGCCTACGGATGACGATGGTGCTGGTTATGTTACTGCCGCTGCTGGTCATTATGGTCAGTATGTTAACATGGAAGGTGACCAGTCAAAAGACAATCACCAACTTATTCTACGTTATCGAGGTGTTGCAACTCATCCTGAAGTGGACATGGCAATTGAAGAGATTGTCAACGAATCTATTACTGCTTCTGAACTAACATCTAATGTTGAACTATCATTAGAAGATGTAGAAGCCCCCGATAAAATCAAAGATCAAATTCAAGAAGAATTCGAAAACATCGTGTCGATGTTGAGATTCAACGATAATGGACACGATATCTTTCGTTCATGGTATGTTGATGGAAGAATTTATCACCACTTACTTGTGAACGAATCAAATCTTAAAGCTGGTATTCAAGAGATTAGACACATTGATGCCGCAAAGATTCGCAAAGTTAAAAATGTAAAATACAGAAAAGACCCTGCAACGGGTGCAAAAATTGTTGACACAGTAGAAGAGTTTTATATTTACGAAGAGAAACCTGGTCAACAATCATCAGCAGTTAAACTTTCTACAGATTCTATTAGTTATGTTACATCCGGTTTACTCGATGAGACAAAGAAGAAAGTTGTTTCACATCTGCACAAGGCACTAAAACCAATCAATCAGTTAAGGATGATGGAAGACTCGCTGGTCATCTATCGTCTTGCTCGTGCACCTGAACGCCGAATCTTTTATATCGACGTGGGTAACTTACCTCGTGGTAAGTCTGAACAGTATATGAAAGATATTATGGCTAAGTATCGTAACAAGTTGGTCTATGATGCTAACACGGGCGAACTTAAAGATGACCGTAAACATATGTCGATGTTGGAAGACTTCTGGTTACCCCGTCGAGAAGGTGGCCGTGGCACAGAAATCTCTACGTTGCCTGGTGGTGACAATCTTGGACAGATTGATGATATCATTTATTTTCAAAAGAAACTATATCGTGCGTTAAATGTTCCTGTCAATCGTTTGGAACAAGAAGCCCAGTTCTCTCTTGGTCGTTCGACTGAGATTTCACGAGACGAGGTTAAACTGCAAAAGTTTGTTGACCGTCTACGTAGAAAGTTTTCTCAGGTGTTCTTGGGTATTCTTCGTAAACAACTTCTGTTAAAAGGTATTATTACAGAACAGGATTGGGAAGAGTGGCGAAATGATATTGTTGTTGATTTCATTAAAGACAATCATTTCACCGAACTTAAAGAAACAGAAATTATGCGTGAACGTTTTGGTCTGCTTAATGAAGTAGATCAGTTCGTTGGTAATTATCTGAGTAAAGAATGGATTTGGAAAAATGTTTTAAGAATGTCTGAAGAAGATATCGAAGAGATTCAGAAACAGATTGAAAGTGAAGGTGATGCTGGGGAAGTTGATTTGCCTGGAATAGGTGGTGGTGATGGTGAAGAGAAACCACAGAAAGAACCTGTTCCGGATGAAGAGGAGGAAACACCACCTCAACAAAAACCTGAAGAGAAAAAAGAAAAATATATACCTACACATGAAGATGAATTACTTGAAGAAATGACAAGGTATATGGCACGAATCAATGAGCAAGATTGATACGATTTCCACTGCGTTTTCAGTTGTACACACGCAGAAAGAAATAAAGAAACTTGAGAACAGAATATTTGATGTTCTCGAAGAAGTTCAGACTATACAGGGTCCTGCTGGTTTGCAGGGTCCTCAAGGTGTGCCTGGTCTTAAAGGCCCGAAGGGCGATAAAGGCGTTAAGGGTGACCGTGGCGAGAAAGGTGAAAAGGGTGATAAAGGTGTCAAAGGCGACAGGGGCGAAACCGGAGAGACCGGACTTCAGGGCCCAAAGGGCGATACAGGCACTCAAGGATTACAAGGCGAGAGAGGTTTCCAAGGAGAAAAGGGTGACACTGGCCTACAGGGATTAACTGGCCCCCAAGGAGAACGTGGTGAGAAGGGTGATACAGGCGATACTGGAGCTCGTGGTGAAAAGGGAGAACCAGGACCTATCGGCCCCGCCGGTCCTGTCGGAGCAATCGGACCTGCTGGTCCTCAAGGAATTGCAGGCCCAAAGGGTGAACGAGGAGAACGTGGCGAACGAGGATTAACTGGCCCTCAAGGTGTTCAGGGTATTCAGGGTGAGAAAGGGGAACCAGGAACACCCGCACCTGATTATAGA